AACATAATTAGAACACTATTAAATAGATACTCCAAAAGACAATTAATTGAAATGATTGAAAGAGAGAGTAACAATGGCTAAAAAGAGAGGTTATTTTATTTTATATAGAGATATATATTCTAATCCTATATTTAAAAATTTATTACAGGCTAGTTGCTGGATATATTTTATATCATCTGCATCTCATAAAGATGTCACATTAAGATTTTTAGACTCTGAAATATTTATTAAACGAGGAGAAGCTATTATGCCTTTAAGAGTCACTGCTAAAAGATTTGGCATGACTTACTCTGAAATGAGGTCTTTCATACTACGTCTGGTACGAAGAAAAATGATAGGCACTAGAACAGCCCAGCTACAGCCCAGCAACAACCACCCTAGCAGAAAAGTCACTATAATAAGCCTTATAAATTACGACTTATATCAATATGTGGATAACGAACAACCACCTACAGCCCACCTATCGCAACAAGTGTCAATACACAAATACAATACACATATATCAAATACTAGGTCTAACAAAGATAAGGGTGTGAATAATGGGTATAAAATAGTTGGCGATTGGGGTCAGCATACAATTTTAGAAAAAAATGGAAAAAAATACCTAAAACATAAATGGAAAGATGAGCCTATAAAGGATTATGAATGATAGGTTTGCTGCGTATTTTTAAGTATGTTAGAAAAAGATTGATTAATCTGTCTATTGAAAATAAAAGGTTAAAAGTGCAACTAGAATTTTATAAAGCAATAGTAGAATCAGATAATCAAAAGAAACACTAATGGTAAAAAAGAAGTCTAAATTTCGCCACATTTCAATATCCAATAAGAAATATTACTTCTACGAGATAAAATGGATAGATGTCATTGGAGATAGTGGTCATGCTTCAGAAAAAGAGTTTATGGCTATGAAACCAGCTTATATGACGACTAATGCCTATGTATTTAAAAAAGATAGAAAGTTTGTTTGGACATTTGCTAGTTATGATGAAGAAACATTTAGCGACAGGAATCTTATACCTATGGGATTGATATTATCTATGAAAAAGGTAGAAATATAAAATATGAAGATAGAAATTGCTGATATTACAAGCATTAAACCATATGAGAACAATCCGAGAAAATTAAAAGATGCTGCAATAGAAAAGGTTGCTATGTCTTTAAAAGAATATGGCTTTAGGCAGCCAATAGTAGTTGATAAAGATAGAATTATTGTTGTTGGACATACTAGATACCGAGCATCAAAAAAATTAGGTTTTAAAGAAGTACCAATAACTGTTGCTGATAATCTTACACCTGAACAGATAAACGCATATAGAATAGCTGATAATAGAACTGCTGAAGAATCCGAGTGGGATAGTGAATTACTTAAAATGGAAATTAAAGAACTAGAAGCTAAAGACTTTAAACTAGATCTGTTAGGTTTTAATGAAGATCAGCTTAATGATATGTTATTCGAGGAGAAACAAGGTTTAACTGATGAAGATGAAGTTCCTGAAGCACCTCAAGAACCTATATCTAAACTAGGAGATATTTGGATACTTGGTAAGCATAGAGTTATGTGTGGAGATAGCACTTTTATAGATAATATTGATTTAGTTACTAAAAAAGAAAAAATAGATATGGTTTTTACAGACCCACCTTACAATATTGATTATCAGGGAATTAAAGATAAAAGAAAAATTAAAAATGATAAAATGGATGATGAATCTTTTGTAGATTTTTTAACTTCTTCTTTATTGGGTTGCGAAACTATGTATGTATGCTGTAGTTGGCAGTATGCTCATCTATTTAGAGAAGCTATGACTAAAATAGCCAGAAAACCTAAAGCTATGATTATATGGGATAAGGTTAATCCAGCACAGCATTTAGATAAATATTTTAAACAGCACGAAATTATATATTATTATGGAGATTTTGGTGGTCAGAAAACTTTAAGAGGAGATGTATGGAATCTTAAAAGAAAAAAGAATACATTACATCCTACTATGAAGCCTGTTGAATTAATTACTATGGCATTAGAAGATCAGAAAGATAAAAAAACTGTTTATGATGGATTTTTAGGTTCTGGTAGCACTATAATTGCTTGTGAAAAAATGGATAGAGTATGCTATGGTATGGAACTAGACCCAATATACTGTGATGTTATTATTAAAAGATGGGAGAACTTTACAGGGAAAAAAGCAGAGTTAGAAAATGGACAAAAATAAGGCAAATAAGACAGTAAAAAGGCAAGGTGCTGGTAGACCTAAAATAATTGTAGATATAGAAATATTAAAAAATTTAGCATCTATTGGTTGTCCTGATTATGAAATAGCAAGTGTTTTAAATGTATCTGCTAGAACTTTAAAAAGAAATTATGCCGAAATTATTGAACAGTACAAAGAAAAAGGTAAAGCTAGTTTAAGAAAAAAGATGTGGGATAAAGCTGTTAAAAAAGATAATACCAATATGCAAATCTGGTTAAGTAAAAACTATCTAGGTATGAAAGATAGAACTCAAACTGAAACAATACAAGAACCTTTACCATTAATTATAGATGCAAAAGCTGAAGATATAGAAGATGGCAAAGAAAAAAGGTAATGTATTTGGACAAGTTGTTGTCTATGAAAAGAAACACAAAAGAACTTCAATAGGTGGTGGTAGAGTTAAAATGTCATCTATGAATAAACACAAAAAACGAACATATAAAAAATATAACCAACAAGGGAGATAATATGCCAGAGCCAATAGGAGAAAATACATTTTTAAAATTAAGAGAACAAAGAGATCAAGCTAGATTAGAGTTAGACCAAGTTAAGATTCAAAGAGATATAGCTTTAAGAAAATTAAATAAAGCATTAACCATAGCAAAAGATTTAAGAAAGCTAATAGAAAATGGACATCAAACGAAGTAATTTTTACCCTAATGGAGAAATAATAGATTATTCTCTACCTCAATCTTTTAGAAAGAGTTTGTCTAAAGAGGTATGTGCCAATTGTGGGCTTTACAGCAATAAACGTTCTTTCTGTGGTAGGTGGGGTGCTAAAGCTGTAAAAGATACTTATGTTTGCCACGAATGGAGAAAAAGATTCTTCAAAAGATAAATAAACTAGCCAATCTTTATAATAAAACTAAAGATGAAAAATATAAAGATAAATGGTATCAGTTAGTAAAGGAGTTTGCTAATGGAAGAACAAGTACACTATCTAGTTCTGTTGCTACTAAAGTTCGATGGAACGATGTTAAAAGAAGTTCTAGAGTTCACAAGACCGATGACTCTACTTGAATGTGGAGATTTTGCAGATGCACACAGAGAAGCTATTGCAACATTTAGTTGGGACGACCCTAGAGGTTCAGCATGGTTTTTAAATGATGGTAGAGGTACGTGGCAAGGACATATTTGTATTCAAGACCCAGATAAAATGTGATATAGAATATCACTATGGCAAAATATAAAGGCAGAACTGTTAAACTTAATAAACCATTTAGAACACCAAGTGGTTCTAAAAAGTTTGCAGTTTATGTTAAAAACAGAAAAACAAACAGAGTTCAAATTGTAAGATTTGGTAGTAAAGAGTTATCTATTAAAAAAAATATACCATCTAGGCAGAGATCATTTATGGCTAGATTTCGTCCTATCTTGGCTAAAGCTAGAAGATCAGGTAAACAACTTAATACTACTCCTGTTTATTGGGCAGTACAATCTTGGAAAAAAGGTTTTAGAATATGATAGATAAAATTTGTTATTTTTTATTTGGAACATTAGACAAGTGGTGTGCTTGGGTAGATGATATGTTCACAGTAAAACCAAAGAAAAAAAAGAAAAAACAAACTGCACCAGAAGATTTATTTAATGGAGAATAGATGAAAGTATCAGAGAACACATCAATAAGTATGCCGATGAAAAATCTTATTAGCATTGTTATTACAGTTGCAATAGGTGTATGGGCATATTTTGGTGTTGTTGAAACACTTAATAAACATTCAACTAAATTAGAATTAATGGAAAAAGATTTAGAGGCTAATTCTGAATTTAGAATTAAATATCCAAGAGGAGAACTTGGTCAATCAAGTGGAGAAGCAGAATTATTTATGCTTGTGGAACACATGAGTGGTCTTATAGAACAGATGGAAGAAGAACTAAAAGGTATGAGAAATAATAAAGTTAATATTGATTTCTTAAAAGAACAAGTTTCAAAACTACAAAAAGATGTAGAAAAATTAATTAGAAATGGGAGTGGACATTAATGATTGAAATGGTTTTTGCATTATTACTCTTACAAGACCATAAGATTGTAGAGCATAGGTATCATGAAAGTTTATCAAATTGTTTAAAAGCAAAAAGATATGCTATGAAAGATAGAAGCAGTAAAGACAGAGTTGTTTTTAAATGTATTCAATCAAAAGCTAATATAGAAATTTATATGGGAGAAAAAAAAATAACATCTTTAATTTTAGAATAATATGATTGACGAGTATTCAGGTAAAAAAAAAATAACAAGTATAGCAAGTTTAGATTAATATGATTGACGAAGATAGGACATACGAAAACGAAGTGAGATTCCATAATGATAGATTGGGTATTAAAAATAATAGAAAAGATTACAAGGGCAATATTCCATTGGTCTTGGAGAGTACAGACTCATCGAAAATGGAAAAGAAAGAAGAATTAAATGGAATATATACTCCTTTATCAACTATGTTCTCTGGTTAATAATTTTTGCTATCCACCACTAACAGATAGAGAATTGACTACTTATTCAGAATGTGTATCAAGAGGTGCAGAGAAAACAATACAATTAGTGCAAAAAGCACCTAAAGAATTTGACGAACAAAAATATATCATTAAATATTGGTGTTTAAGTGAAAATAACATTAACAAAACCCCAACTTAAAGTTTCATCAAGTCAGGCTAGATTTAGAATATTAATTAGTGGTCGTAGATTTGGTAAAACTTATTTAGCTGTAACAGAGATGATGAAATACGCATCTCAACCTAATCGTAAAATTTGGTATGTAGCACCAACCTTTAAAATGGCAAAAGAGATTGTCTGGGGTACTCTTAAAGAAATGCTTAATCTATTTAACTGGATTGAGGATATTAACGAAACTACAATGACTATAACTATCAGAAAAACAAATAGTCAAATATCATTAAAGGGTGCAGATAATTATGACTCATTAAGAGGTACAGGATTAGACTTTTTAATATTAGATGAATTTGCAGATATAGATAAACGAACTTGGTTTGAAGTATTAAGAGCATCAATATCAGATAGACTTGGCCATGTGCTTATGTGTGGAACTCCAAAAGGTTATGGTAATTGGAGTTATGAAATGTATTTAAAAGGTAAGCAAGATGATGATTGGGAGTCTTTTCAATATACGACTATTGAGGGTGGTATAGTTACACCAGAAGAAATAGAACAAGCTAAACAAGATATTGATATAAGAACTTTTAGACAAGAGTTTGAGGGTACATTTGAAAACTATGCTGGTGCTGTTTATTATAATTTCCACCCAGTAGATAATGTTGTTAAACGACAAATAGATTGGACTAAACCTTTACATATAGGAATGGATTTTAACGTAGACCCAATGTCAGCTTGTGTAAGTCAAATAGAAAAAGATAAAGTTTATTTTGTAGATGAAGTTATTATTTATGGCTCTAATACTGATGAAATGGTGCAAGAAATACGAGATAGATATGGAACTAAAATGCAAATATTCATATATCCTGACCCAGCAAGTAAACAAAGAAAAACATCTGCTGGTGGTAGAACAGATTTATCAATACTTCAGAATGCTGGATTTAAAGTTAAGGTAAAACATAAACACCCAGCTATACGAGATAGGGTCAATGCAGTTAATAGTAGGTTAAAAGATTCTAAAGGAGAAAGACATATTTTTGTTTCACAATCTTGCAAAACATTGATAAAAGGTTTACAAAGACAAATATACAAGGAGAATACAAATATTCCTGATAAGGAAG